GACTTGAGTTCGGCAGCAGAACCAATACCATTTGCCACTTTTTCCCGTGCTTGTTTGTCAGCTATATGCACGCCATTGGCTTCAAGCATTTGCGTAAAATCATCTAACTTACTTGTGGCTTGGGTTGCTTGACGTTGCCTTTGCAATCCTTCTTCTACAAGGTTATGACGGCGTGTTTCTTCGTGTGTGCGTTCTGCTTCTTTACGGCGTTCTGCGGCGTCATACAAACGCATCAACGATTCTTTTTGTTTCTCAAGCTGTTTATTGACACTATCTAAATACTCGGCCGCCTTGACCACACCTTGCTTACGGGTTATTTCTGCAAGTAACGGCGCACCCGCTTTTATAGCAAGTTGCTCTGCTTTGATCTGTGCACCCTGATAATCCGTTTTAGCTAACTCAAGAATCTCTTGTTTCTTAACTTGCAACGTAGAAACCAATCTATCTAACGCTTTTGAGTTCTCGTCAAATACGTCTTTCTCACGTTTATATAAATCTTCACGCCCTTTAGTGTGGCCTTCTAACATTCCGTTCATAGCAGACACAGCTTGTTGTGCGTGTTGTTTACCCATACCACCTAATGCAAAACCAATCAAAGTAGTCAAGGTAAACACATTCATCAGGTCTTTAGAAGACTCTTGAGTAGGAACAAACGGCTTATTGCGTTGTTCAATAACCTGATCAATCTGCTTAGAAACATCTGAATTTGCTATGGTTTTACGATATTGCTCTAAACCTCTGGCTTCTTCTGCTAACTTCGCAGTCTCAGACACTTGTTTGCGTTGTTCTTGCAGACCTTCTACTTCGGCAGCAGTCTTATACCCTTCTTCTATCTTGGGTAAGTTCTGCTTCATCTGTACATTAATATCGCCAATTTGACTTGCGTAATCGGGTACAGATGCCTTGTTAGAAACAGGCAATTTACCCATCTGTATACCGAGTGCGTCAGCCATTATGCGGGCACTCCTGTAGTAGCAGTGTTAGCCGTAGTTCCAGGTGTCACACCCATCAATACTCTTGCTACATTGTTTGCATAAGTATTTGTTAAGTTATTAACATACTGATCAGCTTGAATACCGGCAGAGATAGCACCCTGAGCAATCTTGTCACCAATTGCTTGTATCTGTAGTGCTATATTCAAATCACCAGCTAACAATTGTTGACGCAAGCCTTCTAACGCAACTTCACTCTGAACAACACCTACGCCACCACCCGCAGCTTGACCTGCCTGTGCTGCTCTGGCTCTAGCCGCTTCATAAGCCTGTTGAGAAGATGTGGACAATTGACCTGCCTTAGCAGCAGCGGCCATTTCCTGTCCTTGTTTTTGATACGGTGCAGCTTGTTTCATAAATTCTTGTTTGGCTTGTTGTGCTTGTGCCGCTGCGTTTTGTGCTTGAGAAACACCTAACGCTCCTAATGCACCTCCACCAAATACTTGACCGGCAGTAAGGTTTGTTCCTAATGCTTTATTAAGTTGTGAAAGCAGACCTGCATCATCCGGTGGTTTTGGTGCGCCACCTGATAAAACCCCGCCACCATAAGTAGGTGTAGGGGGTACATAACTTGTGCCTACTGTTCCCATTTGTCCACTAATTGCACCTAAACCTGGTGTGCCTAAACCGCCTTGTTCTAATGGAACACCTTGAATGTTAGCTAAAGAACCCATAGTGCTTTGAGTTGGCGCAGCAGGTGGGGTGTAAGTGGGAGAATATGCGGGTGGTTGCATTGCTGCCGTTTGATCTGCAAACTGAGTACCGCCTGTACTTGGTGCAAAACCACCACTAAATGCAGGAGTTTCTGTTTGTGGAATATTGTAAACCGCTTCAGTTTGTTCTGGACTACCGAAAAAATCTTCGCCAAATGATATAGTGTCATCTGCACCTTCAAATTCCATCAAACCAGTATCAGGGTTTTTAGAACCTCTACCACCCCTTGTTTTTAACAGGGCAGCTTCTTTAGGAGTGATGTGCGCTAGGATCGTGTCTTTGCCTCTGCCTTTCTTTTGCAGTAAAGCAGCAACCGCTGGCAAGTCAGCAGTCATCTCAGTGTGTAAAGCCTTCATCAGTGTCTTAGCCATCATGTACTCCCTGTTTCGTCTTTCACTCTAAGTGACGCTTGATTCCATACATTCTTAGGTGTGCCACCCGTCTTGTCAAAAAGAGGGCCGCTCAAATCACCTACGTTCAATGCTTGTGCTAATGCTTGTGAACCTGGTGATGCCGTTGTCTGTGTCGCTGTTCCAGTTGGAGCAGGTGTTGATGTTGAACCAGATGTACCTGCTGTGGGCGCAAATAATTGGCCAGATGTATCACTGCCAAATGTTTGATCGGCTACTTTAGCGGCCGCCCCCGTTACATCCTTGAGAATTGTGTCACCTACAGCTTGACCTGTTTTTAATACACTGCTCGGTATTTGCGGTAAATCTGCCTTTGCTATTGTTGGCAGCTTGGGTAAATCAGATGCCGATGGCAAAGTAGGCAAATCAGCTTTTGTTACTGTAGGTAATGCTTGTTTAACCGCTTGCACAGCAGGATCAATCGCTTGACCAGCAGTACGCACCACGTCAGTTACAGGTTGCACCGCTTGTTTAACATCCTGTTGAGTAACTTCCGGCAATACGCTTTGAATAGCTTGCACTGTGGGTTGTACAGCTTCCTTGACAGACGCTAACGTGCTCGCACCACTTGGTAATTGTTCTGCTACAGCCTGTGTTCCAGCTTGTACTGCTTGGCTTTCAGCAGAGGCAACCGCACTTGTTGCAGCAGCAGTCACACCTGTGGATAACGCTTGACCTAATGATTGGCCGCTTAACAAAGCAGATGTAGTCGCTTTAGCACTTGCACCCGCAGCAGATGCAGCCACTTGCACTACAGATTGGTCTAGTCCGGCTGATGATGCAGCTTGTCCAGCAGCAGTGGAAGCCTGTCCACCCACATATCCCGCAGCAGCAGCAGTCGCAATCTGTTGCACATTACCGCCGTTTGCAGCCGATACCGCAGCACTAGCTACAGGTGCAGGAACGCCAATAGATGTAAGCGCAACAGTTTCAATTACCGGCAAAGGGTTATGCACAACATTTTCAACAGTCTTAGTAATTGTATTGACCGTTTTTGTAACCGCATTGACAACCTGGCTTACTGGGTTTTTACTGCCGCCTCCACCGCCTCCACCGCCCATGTTATGCCTCCACCACAATAGTATTTTGAGGCAGGTTAGTACCAGGAATTACACCCTTTCCTGGATTTAACGTGTACTTTATACCTGCCATCTGATATGCCTTTAACACTGTAGGATTCGTAATGTCTCCTACCACTTTCTTTACACCGATCTTTTTCAATGCAGGTGCAGCTTGCTTGATTGCATCCACAAAATCTCTTGGCTTATCCATGCTCTCAACCAAGATTTCCATTGTGTCTGGCTGAGTGCGATAAGTAAAAAAGAACGTATTGTTGTATCTAAATATCCTAAATTTAGGATCAGTCTGTACTAATTGCGCCAACGCCATCTGTAACGTGTTGGCATCCATGTTGTAATCTTCAGCAACCTTAGCAACCATTTGCTCAACATCTACCCGTTCCGCAGGACTGCGCTGTTTTTTGACCTGAGCTAATATCTCTTGATCTTTTTGACGCGCTGCAACATTTTGATTTTCTTGGGGAGGGGTCATGATAAATTCAACGCCTGTGCTATTTGCTCATGTATATACAAATGACTGGCTAACCAGTCGTAGAAATCTTCTTCAACATTCCAGTCTACATCTAACATATTGAAAGGATTATCTAATCCTAACAGGTTTGCAAAGCTCTGATGCTCGTCCTGATGGGCCAATAACCAGTCATCTAAATTGTCCACATTAGCGTCTGCTAAAGGGTATGCAGGAACCTTTTTGCCCTGTAAGAAGAACGTATCTCTGAATCTTTGATGCTGTATGCCATTTTCAAACAAAAAAACGCCTAAAGAGTCTTTGTCTCCAAACTTAACGTATGACAAAGCATCGTAGTCCATTATTTGTCCTGTTTAAGTTTCAGTTCATCAAATATCTTAGATAACATAAACTTTATCTCTGCAATATCTGTCTTGTAATCTTCTTTCATCACATAGGTATGAGGAATATCTTTAATATCATCTTCTAATGCTTTCACTGCCTTGTAGATATTGTTGACAATCCACCCAGCTAAGAACGCACCACCCGTTACCGCATAATCAAATAGTTGTTGGCTGTCCATAATTAAACCGTTGCGTACTCTAGTATCCACCAGTTAGAACCGTCTGATTGCACCATGACGGAATAATATTGTGTTGGCAAACTAAATGTCGATGCGTTATCAATAAGCTGTGATGAAGTCGTAGTGATCGTAATCGCATTAGCCGTAGAGTCAATTTTCTTGACACGATACTGTTGACCCGTAGCCGTTGATGCAGACGGCAATAAAACTGAGAACAAAGCAATAGATGCGTTAGCTAAAATGGTTGCATCTATGTTTCGTGCCGCATAAATATTTGAAGTCCAAGTCACCGTTGCCGATGAGTTGTTTGTCCACGTAACAGTGGCAGAACTCACGTTAGTCCAAGAAACAGTGCTTCCTGCCGTAATCGTGACAATACTGGTAAATACGTTTGTATTGCTTCCTCCACCCCCGCCACCTGTAGTAATTGTGACGTTGCTGGCAGAAGTAATTCGACCTTGAGCATCAACGGTAAACTGTGCAACAGCCGTACTATTTCCATATGTACCAGCAGTAACAGCCGTGTTTGCTAAATTAATCGTTACATTGGATGCTAGGTTTCCACCGCCACTCAACCCCGTTCCGGCGATGACATACGTAGTATTGGCCACTGCACCTGATACGTTGGCAACAGCGATGTTGATACCAGCATTACCCGCAGCCGTCAGTTGGCCTTGCTGATTGACCGTAAACGTAGCCACCGTATTAGCAGAACCATACGCTCCTGTTGTCACTGCGGTATTGGCTATATTGAGCGTGACGTTTGCTGTTAAATTGCCGCCACCTGACAAACCTGTGCCAGCAATAATTGTGACTGTGTTTGCAACCGCGCCTGAGATATTGGCTACTGGAATGGTAGAAGACGCAGTTACCTGGCTTGTACCATTCGCATACATATACCCGGTAAGGCTTGTTACCGTGATATTGGAAAATGCCTCAGTTGTACCACCTAAGACTTTTTCCCAAACCGTGCCATTAAAGATGGCCCAATCGCCTACAGACCAAGTAGTAATACCATCAAGATTGGTATTACCTGCTGTTGAAACTACATAGTATTGATTCGTTACACCAACCCCGGACGTGAGTGTGGGGTTATTAGTGTTGGCGTTCCATGTGCCTTGATAAGACAGTTGGCCTGTAGTCGACCCTGTTACTACTGCACCTAACGCCTTTAACATGATTTACCTCACATACCATCGCCGGGTACGATGTAAATAGTTGCGTTCCCCTGTCCTATAGCCGCAAAGTAAGCTGACGGCACGAAAGTAATTATCTCATCAGTATTAGGCAAAATAAACAAAGTAGTAGACGAAGAACCTACTGTTGGTATAACACAGTTGGTTGTTGCATTTGCCGATGTTTGTGAATAAGAAAGAATTACAGCGTTTGCACCAGAGGCATTAATAATACGGTACTGATTACTAGGCGCACCGTTAGTTACAACTTGTAAGGGCGTAGATGCACTAGTTGTGACGTTAATCACAAAGGTGTTGCCTGTAGGTGTAAACGCCGAATTGATTGCCATGATTACACCTGAGTTGTAGTCAATGCAGGTTGTTCAATCCAAGATTGTGCGGTTTCATCCCATGAATACAGTTTTCCGTCTGTAGGCATAGGTGTCGGTGCTGCCCACTGCCAATCCGTTGCTGAAATAGTCCAGCTAGGAAAAGGAGAAGGTGGATAAAACACATCATGCGTAGGATCATAATTATATCCAATACCGGCATAATTTCCTCTTAGCGGTGTTCCACCACTTGTGTGCTTGTTTGCTTGAGTGTTGTAACTGGTTTTCTTCCAAGTGCCGCCAAACAAACGCTCACAGAAAGCCTCGCCAATTGACTCTTTTTCAATGCCGTCAGCAGTTGACGTGTCTTTGGTGTCAACGACAATGACTTGAATTACTTTGTTGTTGCTGTCTATTTGTGCAAAATGCGCCATGTTAAGCTCCTAAATGCAAACCAGTTAGTTCCATATCGTCTCCTAAATACCCTTTAAGAAACGTATTAAAAGAAATGCTGATGCGTGTTTCGTCTGTTTCTACTGTTCTTACCATGTGTGTCAGATGCGATGGAAACAACACTAATTGCCCCGTCTTAACACCTAACCACCATGAATCACTGTTAAACAAATTATAGTTGTCAGTAGGCAATTTAAGCTGCTGATAACCGTTTTTGTAAAAGTAAATCCTGTCTATATCCTGCTGTGCCTGTACATAAAACACCCCTGACACAAATGAATTAGGGTGTTCATGTTTGTGATGCCATTGCCCTCTGCTTGTGTAATTGGCCCATGACTGCGTGATATAGGGCTGTACTCCAAACTTAGGTGCATAAATTTCTTTAAAATACTCTGCTACAGATTCTTCACAAAACCGAGCAATTTCTGCAATTTCTGGACTATCAAACAAGTTATTGTTCACACTTGTTTTGTTTCCATCATTGTTTCTAAACTCTTGGTTCTTTATAAAGTTAAGTTCAACTTCCGTTAAATCTGTACCAAAATCAAAAAAACTGACTGCTGTGGGAAAAAGATTGTGTGTAATCATCCGACTGCACGCTCAAATTCTTCTTCCTGTTTCTGTATCTTTTCTAACTGTTCTTTTGTCCACAGCGTAGGAATAGAGTCTTCAAACGCTCTAATCTTTTCCATTACATCATTGACTTCTTCAACACTGGGTACAGGTCTCTCATCATCCCACTTAGTAAACCCATGCCCGTTATATTCCCATTTAGCACCAGGCCGCAGCAGTTCAACTGCCACATTGATGCCATACAATTTGTATAGCTTACCTCTCATAAATATCCCCTTAATTATGAAAATACAATATCACAATGCCACTACCGCCTCGTCCACCATAAATGTTTGTGTTATTGTTACTGCCACCTCCACCACCTCCACCACCTGTATTTGTAGTTCCCGCCGTACCAGAGGGTGACGAAGTATTTCCTCCTGCGCCTCCACCGCCAGAACCACCAGTTCCATTTCCAGAACTGGCGTTTACACCACCACCGCCTCCACCAGAATACGTTACAGATGAACCGCTTAATGTATTTACAGAGCCAGCACCGCCATTACCGGAACTTGGGCCACTACCTGCGCCACCTGCTGCGGAGGCTCCACCACCTCCACCAGAACCATAATTTGGCCCAGATGTTGAATTAGCTCCACCATTATTTCCTTGGCTTGGCGTGGTAGAAGGTGTATTACCAGAACCTCCAGACAATGAAGTGCCACTAGCATAACCACCAGCACCACCTCCAGAGCCGCCAGAATTACCGTTACTTACCGGGGTGCTTGTTCCACCTTGGCCGCCATAACCGCCTCCTGCTGCTGAAATGGTACTAAATGATGAACCTGTGCCGTTAGATAAAGGACTTCCTCCTGCGCCTACAGTAACCGCATAATTTGTTCCTGCTGTTACAGAAAGATTGGTTCCTGTTAAATATCCTCCTGCTCCACCGCCTCCAGCACAATATGCGTTTCCACCACCACCACCACCACCGACAACAAGATAATCTACAAGAGTAACACCTGCTGGAACAGTAACAGATGCAGAACCATAAAGAATAATTGTTTGTGTACCAGTTGCGGGATTTAACTGAAGAATAACAATACCGGAACCACCGGCTGCTCCTGGTGTTGTTCCTCCACCTCCACCTCCACCTCCACCTCCACCAGTGTTTGCAGTGCCAGCAGTTGCAGAGGGTGCTCCCCCGCCACTTCCTGCGCCACCACCTCCAGTGCCTCCGGGTGCAGTGTTAGGTGCTGCGCTATTACCGCCACCACCGCCACCACCGGCGTATGTTACAGATGATCCAGATGTAGTTGAGGCAGACCCATTCCCTCCAGAACCGCCAGTGCTCGCGGCTATAGCTACTCCACCCACTGCACCCGACCCGCCACCGCCACCGCCGGAACCACTTGCTCCTGACCCGCCATTATTTCCTTGAGAGGGTGTAGTTGAGGGTGTATTTCCAGAACCACCTGCGCCTTGATTGGCATTGTATCCGCTACCCCCTCCACCAGAACCGCCAGAACCTCCGGCTTGAGCGGATGTTGTTGCTCCGTATCCACCTCCTGCTGCGGAAATAGTAGTAAATGGGGCCGAACCAGAAATAGAAGAACTTGAACCTTGCGCTCCTGCCGCGCTTGCTCCTGGTGCAGAACCACCCGCACCAACAGTTATTGTGTATGTATTCCCGGCGGTTACAGACAAGAAATTGCCTTGTAAAAAGCCACCGCCACCGCCACCGCCACCGTTACTTAAACCGGAAATAGTAGAAGCTCCGCTACCACCTCCTCCAACAACAAGATAGTTCACAGTAGATATACCTGTAGGCATCACTAATGAACCAGAACCAGTGTAAGTTAAAGTTACAGGTGTAGTTGCTACGGTATAAGAAATAATGACTATGCCACAACCACCTGATCCAGATACATGATTACCACCGGGCGATTGATCTTCAGATCCACCACCACCGCCACCGGTATTGGTTGTGCCGCTAGTAGCATTTTGATTGTTTCCAGAACCGTTACCACCACCGCCCGTGCCACCAGTCCCAATCGTACTAGGAGCAGGATAGTATGCATAACCACCACCACCACCAGCATAGGATTTGGATGAGCCAGATATACTTGAAGCTGAACCTGCTCCGCCATTACCGCCTACACCATTAGTACCACTCGTTCCCGCAGCAGAAGCACCACCGCCTCCACCACCAGAATTATTTTGGTTTGTTCCAGCGTTGTTTCCGCCTCCACCATTATTACCTTGTGATGGGGTTGTAGAGGGCGTATTTCCATTTCCTCCGGCCTGGCCTCCACTTGGATTCAATCCTCCGCCGCCTCCAGATCCACCATTACCAGCAATATTTCCAGTTCCAAATCCGCCACCGCCCCCACCACCTGTTGCAGTAATTCCGTTAAAAGATGAATTACCGCCACTTCCACCCGAATTTGGTGAACCACTTGAAGCAGCACCGCCAGCACCTACAGTAACGGTATAAGATGTACCGGATGTAACAGATAGATTAGAGCCAGATAGAAATCCTCCTGCACCTCCTCCGCCTCCAAATTGCGCTCCACCACCCCCACCACCCGCAACTACTAAATAGTTGACAGATGTGACTCCAGTAGGCGCAGTCCAACTGCCAGTCGCAGTAAATGACTGAATGACCGTGTAACCTGCACTTGTACTTGTGAGTGAGGCTAATAGCAGTTGAAGTATTCCACTCATGTGAGTGCGGCTCCAGAAATAATCCAAGAAGTACCAGCAAACTTAACCGCAGTTGCTATTCCATTTTGGGCTAAGGTTCTGTTCCCTGTTGTTCCGGCAGAGGCCAAATACATGGTATCTGACGTGATTGATATAGTGACAGCATTAGCAGACATATTAATAAAGCTAATTGCCGTTCCTGTTGCATACGCTACTGAGGCATTTGCAGGAATAGTGTAAGTCGCGGCCGCTGATCCAGCAGCGTGATAAATGTGCTTACCGGCATCTGCGGCAACCAAAGTATAATTACCTGTCTGCGCGTCTTGCGGTATAGTCAAATAGCCAGGATAGTTTGTGCCATCAATCGTGCAATTACCTATCGTGACATTGCTGATTGTGGAATAAGTATTTCCAAGCACAACAGCCGTATTTCCTAGGACAATTGACGTAGAGAAATTACTGTCTAGTTGTGACAGAGGAATTGAACCTGATGCCGTAGCGAACGTGTATGGAACTGCCATTTTAGAACCTCACTCTAAGTTCGTGCTCGAACTCAAATCCGTTGATCACAAAAGCTGGACTGTTTGATTGAACCGTCATACCTAAATACTTGCCGTATTGTTGTGCGTCATTCTTATACAACACATAACCGCGCGAACCTGACCATCCCACCAATGCCGAGCTATTATTAAGCCAAGTTACTGTTGCACCAGCAGAATTAATCCAAGATACAAAGTCAGTTAAAGTATACACAGGACTGCTTGCACTTTCACTATCCACCGTCACATTCATCACGGCGTTATTTGTCAGTGTCGCTTCAACCCCTAATTTCAATGCCTGTTTGGTTCTAATCGGATCACCCATAGGCATTAAAGCGGTTTGCACATAACTGGCTACATTGCTTATTGCATCACTATATAGCAGCACACATGAATTGCCATTTGTGCCATAAAGGTTAATCTTGCCGCCTACAGGTGCAGATGTGACATACGACAAACCGTTATCTGCACTGGTTAAGAACCATTTCTTTTCAAAAAAAACAGCCTGTATGTATCTGCTAACGGCCGTTGTTCCTTGTCCACCCGTATAGTAAAAGTTAAAGGCAGAGCATAAGATGTTATTTAATAAGACTTGTCCAGCAGTAACAGGTTTCGTAAAGTCAATATAAGGCAAAATACCGTCTAATGGGTCAGACAATTTAGAAGTTGTAGAACCCACCAGTGCGTATACCCCGTAATCGTTCATAAATAGCACTGAACGGAAGTATGGAAAAATAGCGTAAGGCCGCTTAGAACCTACAGACGCACTGACGTTTGTATTGGTGAAGATGGTAGTACCGTTTGTCTGTACTTGTAGGTTTGAGAATACGTTGATTGAATTATCACCAAACACATACAAGAAGTTATTAGCAGACAATAACTGCTGAATATTTCCATGCAATGTTGAGTCAGTCAGAATGATTTGACCGGCAGATACAGTAGAGAAGTCTGTAAAACTCACAGCAGACGAATACGATATTGCTCTACCTTGTGCTACCCAAGTGCGGCCAGAAAAAGTTGCCACACCTACAATTGCATTACTTGTAATGACACCATTGGCTGTTGCGTTTGTGGTTGCGCCACCACCAGTAATGGTTACGGTCAAATTAGCTGCATTGGTGTAGTGATCACCTACGTTGGTCATAATCACTTCAGTCACAATATTACCGGCAACAATGGCTGTACCCGCAGCGTTAGCCCCACCGCCACCTGTAATTGTGACTACGGTGTTGGCCGCATTTGTATAACCTGCGCCACCATTAGTCACTAATATTGCCATCGTACCTGTTGCAAAGGTCACTATTTGAGCCACAGCCGTTGCATTACTGCCGCCGCCACCAGACAAAGTGACTGTAGGAGCAGATGTATAACCCGAACCTGCGTTGGTCAATGATATGCCGGTCACAACATTAGCCGTGATAAATGCCGTTCCGTAGGCTTGTTGACCACCCGTTTGATTAGGGGCAGAGATTTTGACAGAGGGTGCAGTCACATATCCAGAACCAGGATTGGTAATACCAATGATACCAACCGAGCCAATACTGACTAAGTTTGTGCCATCCCAGCTAAACAAACCTTTGGCTGAGTCACCAATCAGAGCGTTTGTGTTTTGCCATTGACTAACATTAGTTGCGCCATCGCCTGTGAATGTGCCTGGTGCTGCAATATTAATCAGTGAATTGGATTGTAGATTGACTGCTTGTAAACGCCCATCTTGTTGAAACGCTAGAAGATAGTCGTTCACACCTACGTTTACAGAGAAGTAATTACTTACTACGTTTGCAAAAGTGACGTTTCCAACATTGCTATAGGTAGGCGTAATGCGTAAGTTTGCATAACCTACGGGCATGGCGTTTTCTATCCATGAGAATTCTGTCTCATCAATAGCAGTTCGGTTAGCCTTGGTATTAATACCCTTGAACTGTTTGACTACCGCATAAGACTTTTTTTGCTCTGCGGATGCCATGTTAGAACGGTGTCGAGTAAGGAGTGGGCATCCGGCGTGTGCTGATTGCGACTAGCACCGCTTGGACTTGCTTTTGGTATTCTTGCTTGTAAATTTCAGCCTCACCAAAACTCTGTTCGTAATACTTAGCAAGGTAAGCTGCGTAGAATGGCACAGGAGTATTGTACGGATCATTAATATTGTCTACGTCTGACAAATCAACCAAAGCTGATGGCAGAACCACAGTATCAATGTCTACTGTGTAAATATTGTCCGGCACAGGCGCAATAATTAAACTGCCCTGCCCATATTGGGTAAAGCAGATAGGCCGCCCAATATAGTTCTGCCAAAATCTTAACTCGGCATTGAACTGCGTCCAGGGCAAATAACGCAACGGTACGCGAGTATTACCCCAGTACAAGTTAATGTTTAGCACATCTAGGGTTTGCACACCTGATGGCAAAGTGACATAGTTGATTTGTTCAGCATTGCCCACATATTGAATATATGCCGTTCCATCTAAGAACGGAGTGCTGGGCGGGTACACATTGCCACTGTAATTGCTACTGCTGCTACCGGGGTATGGTGGTGCTGTGCTATCCGTAGTTCCGGCAGTAGTTACAATGTATGTATAAATATTGCTGACTAACTGTTGCCCTACCGTGACTGCGGTATTAGCCGTCCATAAAACAGGGGCTTGTCCACCCGCAGTGGGTGAAGCAGGAACAGTCAGTGTTTGAATCGTGCGTAACGCACCCGTGTCTCGAACCACGCGCTCACGCGCCTGATTGATATACGTGGTTAGCTGAGATTGAGTGTAGAAAACTCCGGTAGCATCATGCAACAAATACTGCACTTGCGTAATGTACTGGCTAAGTGTTGTTGCCATGTAACTCCCATGTTACGCATTAGCTTGGACGGTTCCCCCTGCCCTTCTTGCGTTGGGCAAGGGTACTTTTTCCACCAC